AGGTTTGCGTCAATTCGCTCAGCAATTTTCTCCTCTGCCATTTCAAGAGTGATGTAGAGAACGTTCCTTCCCTGCATGAGACAGGCGCTAGCCATGTGGCACATGAATAGAGATTTCCCGACGCCTGTACCAGCAAGAGCGACATTGAGAGTCTTGTTAGGGAGACCACCTTTCGTAATTTTGTTGAAGAGTTCAATATCAAAGGGGATCTTAGATTCAACTTTGTGGTAAGAATCGTACCTTTCCTCATAATCGTCTATGTAATCGTGTCCAATGTGGTTGTCAAACGAGACGCTAAGAGCCTCGCTGAGGATGTGTGGGATAGCATCAGGAGTCTTCTTCTCATCGCTGCCATCAGCGATCTTGATAGACTCCATTAGCGCTAAGTATATAGCACGTTCTTTACACCACTTTTCAGTAGTATCGATAATCCACTTATGATCAGACTTCTCATCGTCAAGAGAATCTATTAGAGCATTGATACCCTTGAACTGATCATCAGTAAGGTTCCTGAGGTTCTGGACCTCAATAGTCAATGCTTCTTTTGCGGGAATTTCAGTGTAGTTTTTGTAGAAATTGTCGATTACTCCGAAGAGCACTCTCTCAGTGCTCTCCGAGAAGTATTCAGGCTTGATGAAGGGAAGAGTCTTACGTAGATACTCCTGGTCCAACAACAAGTTTTTCAAAATCAGTGTCTCCACCTTCATAGATCTCTTGCTCCACAAAGAAGTTAAATGAAATAGTAGAACGAAGCTTACTAGACTTGTTCAAAGGAGCAGAATGCTCAAGATAAGAGGGGAAGATAATCAAGTCACCTTCCTGTACCCATGGTTCCGCTGCGTTTTCTTTGAAACCATTAGCAGCACGGACATGCTCATTGGGATCTAGGAACTTTGTGCCACGGTGTTCGTTAGGATCAAACACCGCATAGTATACAGCAGACCATTGACCAGGGGAATGGGTGTGTTTTTCCTGCCAGTTTGTAGATTCATAGCAGTTGAGCCAAAGGTCAGTGAGAATTACATTACCATAATTCTTCGTCTCTTCTTGGAACTCATCAAAGTGGGGAGAGAAGGCTTCGATTGCCTCAGAGATAGGAAAGTATCCACTACCAAAGGTGGTAAAGAGTTGGCAATTCCAATCTTGAGGAGTTAGATTCTCATCTTTGAATTTATTCTCATTGTAGAATTCGATTACCCGTTGCTTAAGTGCTTCAGGTTCTTCTACATGGTAGCGATAGACGCTAGTGGGAAACAAATCTACTTTCATTTTTCAGAACCATACTTAAATTCTTGACCAGCAGCCCAATCAAGCTGTTCCATTACTTCGGGCGTGAAATACTTCTCTGGATCACCAAGAATAACAGAAGGATAAACGGAAGATTCCCCAACAAGGATGCGATTGCCCTTGCGCTGGAATACTCCGTACTTCTCACCCAGTTCCAGTAAGCCGTAATACTTGTCAAGTCCCCGTGAATCATAGAACAACCTCGTTTCTACTCTAGCATTTTCTCTAGTAAGACGAGACTTTGCTGCTGTTGCTTTGATGATGTTACCCACCACCTCTTTGCCATCGCGTTCCTTCGACTTGGACAAATATATGATAGTCGATGCTGCGTACTTCAGTCCACTACCACCGCCCATTTCTTTGGTTGGCACATAGGCACCCACCACATCATAGGTGTGGTTGGTCACGATCATAGGAACATTCGCCTTACCCAACTTAAGGGTGAGGATACGGAAGATGGACTTAGTAACCTGTGCTCGTGTCATGTCACGAGTCTCCTTACCTGCCTCAGAGTCTTCAATCTCCTTAGTAGTAGACAGCATACCCAAGGAGTCAAGCACAAACATCAGGGGCTTGCGATCGTCTTCCTTTTGTTCCATATACTTATCAAGGATCCTGATGGCTTGTGTGCGGAACTCTTGTACCGTAGTCACAGGAACCAGGATCATACGAGAGGAATCGATACCTCTCTCTTCAATCATGGTCTTTGAGATTGCCGATTCGCTTTCAAAGTAGACAACACCTGCGTCAGGGTTTGAAGAGAGGAAGCTTGATACCATACCCAGGCAGAAGAATGTCTTACCTGTCGAAGATTCTCCTGCGATTGCGGTAATTTTGTTTGAGGGAATGCCACCAAAAATACTGCCGCTAACAAGGGCGTTGAAGATATGAGAACCAGAGTCAATATACCCTCCGATATCACCCACAGATCCTTCGGATAGGAGACCTGCGTAATCATTGTCAATTTCCTTGACAACATCATGTAGAAAACTCATGCGAATAAAAATTCTAGGTTGGATACTTTCTCAGTCTCCCATCCTATCACGTCGGTGATGATCTGTAAAGGATCGAGAAAGGCTTTTTGGAACTGAGTGGTGCGATCAATGGCGTTCTCTAGACCCAGTTCTCTTGGGAATGTATTAAGGAAGGAGATAACATTTTCGCCAATCTTGTTATGCTTCCTGAGATAGAGATATTTAATTTTCTCACCCTCTTGGATGAGTGGGTACTTGTTTTCTAGATCTTTCTGACCGACATGAAAATTATAAAGCAACGCTCCACGAACATGTAGAGGGCAGCCCTTTGAATAGACGGTACCTTGCGCCTTGAACTTGGATATTCCATTGACCGACCTCGGAAACGCAATATCTTCGGGCGGTAACGAGTCGAATTCATCCCTGAATCTATCTATGTAAGATATCAGATCATCCTCACTTCCTGACATCATGATTGTCAGGGCTTCCTTAATTGCTTTGCGGCAGGGAGCAGGTGTAGAAGACTTGACTGCTTCGATACCCATCATTTTAAGCTTGGGTTCAGCATAGCGTACACCCTCGCTGTCCCAGACGTTGAGGATGTATCGCTTCTTAGCAGTCCAGATACCACGGTCAGCAATGTTCTCACGCTTCATGAACATCTTCTGATCATAAGCGTTAGCGTATGTGGCTAGTTCTTCGTATGATCTTGTGATGAAGGGTTCGATTTGATCCTTACAGGCAGCATCGAGAAAGTTGACGATGCGCGATTTAGGAACATTCGGTACATCAAATACGCGATTAACGAGTACATCAAGACAGAGATAGATGCTGTCAGTATCACTGGCAATAACATAGTCCTGGTTCTCCGTTTTAAGTAAGTTGTTTAGGTACTGGTTCATTTTGTTTTCGATCCAGCGGATCGACACCTGACCAGACAAGGTGATTGCCTCGGCGTTAGCGAGGTTATAGTAGCGGAAGTATTGGTTACCGATGGCACCATAAGCACTGTTCAGTTGGATCTTACGAGCCATCTGGATGTTGTTGTACTTACTGATTGCCTTCTCGATTTCCTTAGAAGGATTCTTCTCATACTCCTGCTTGGCAGCAAGCATTAACTTCTTGCTTTGAACACGTTCATCGTAGATCTTCTTCATCATCTGGGGAAGAAAACCATGAATGTCCTTACGGTACTGTGATCCATTAGCACACAAAGCATACCTAGGGTCAGGCTCAACTGCTTGGTTGAGCAACTTATCTACGGTTGCGTATGGATGCTTTTGAGCAACCAACGTCTCTGGCGAGATGTTGTATTGCATGATGAGGTGAGGATATAGCGAGTTGAGGTCAAATGAGACGACCCACTCGTATCTCCCAGGAACAGGCTCTTTAACATACGCACCAGCATACTTCTCATTCTTTGAACTACGTTTCGCAGGGGGAACTACGAGGTTCTTGTCCCTCAAATAATTGTAGATAAGAGTATCCCACATGCGTACCTGATAGTACACATCTTTCATATTCACCTTGGCGTCATAAGCCAAGGCGATGGCAAGCTCAACCAACTTCATCTTTTCCTCAAGGCGTAGAACAAGCTCCACGTCCTTGATGTTGTAGTCGATGAACTTCTGCCAGTCACGAGTGTAGAACTCCTTGAAGTTCTCGAACTCACTGTGATCCAACTTATTCTGCCCGAGTTCCACAAAGGCAATGTGGTCAAGGCGATAAGATTCTTGGTTTGTATAAGTGAACTTCTTATACAGATCAAGATAGTCCAGCACGTTAATGCCGTACATGTTGTACAAGATCTGCTGACGACCTTTGATCTCCATCTCCTCCCTGTGGACAATACCCCAAGGGGAGATCTGCTTCATCTCCTTTTCCCCAAACAGACGTTCCAAACGTCCACAAATATAAGGCACATCATACAGCTCGACATTCCACCCTGTAAGAACATCTGGGAATGAAGTCTGCCAATAAGCCAGGAAAGAACGGAGAAGATGTTCTTCACCGTCGCAAAGGATATACTCCACATCTTTGCGATCCGTATGGTAGGGCTTAGTTCCCCATACTTTAATGAGTTTGCTAGTATAATCCTGGACTGTGATCGACAGAAGAGGTTCAGCGCACTCACGCACGTTAGGGAAACCATTTTCACACGCAACTTCAATATCAAGAGACGTAATCTTAAGCGTTTTAAGATCGTAGTCAACTTCTCCTGGAAATTCCTCGGAGATATATTGATAGAGGTAACGGTCATATCCATGGACATCAAACCCATCTACATCTTTATACTTGTCAACAAATCCTCGTGCCTCTCGGACAGACTCGAACTTGACAGGCTTAGCATATCTGCCATCCAGAGTCTTGTAGTTCGTCTTCTTATCGGTACAAACAAACAAAGTCGGAGAGAACTTCATCCGTCTTTGGATACGCTCAAGCAGACCGCCAGGTCCCTCTTGATATCCAAGATAGAGAAGGTCATCACCGACCAGTTGTACGTTCGTATAAAAACTCATTCAGTCAGAACCTTGTACTTTTCCACCAACGCTGGGTCGGGTTCTAGTATTGTAGCAATGAATGAGGTATAAAGCAACACGTCTTGGTCCACTGTGTATTCTGGCCAAGGTTCCAACATACCATTAACTATTTTGTATGGTAGGTAGAGGTGGCAAGCAGGCTCCTCGTCAAGTGTCTCCACTTGACTCAGGACGTACTCCCCCGTCTTCAGCAGCAGTAGGACTATCTCCATTGTCTTCCTCCAATTCGGCTAACATTTTCTCAGCTTCGTCAAACATATCATCGAGATCAATATCCTCGTAACTGAGATTAAATCTTGCCTCATGCTTACGGAAATTCTCTTCGTATCTAGTCTCATCAATGGCAGAAATATACTGCGAAATCAGAGAGTCTAGTGGCTCATAGACAGTGATCACTTGTGATCCTGGGATAAAGAAATCTCTGTCCTTACTGAGAGGTGCCCAGGGGAACCACTCTAATTGATAACCCTTCTCACTATTGAATTCAATATTCTGCTGGACAATATCCAGACGGAAAGGTTTATGCATGTGGTAACCAATAGGTTCACCACTCTCAGGGTGAGCAATCTCTTTTACTTCAGAGATTACTTCCTCACCCGTCCTCATGTAAATCAGCTTAATACTCATTCTTTGTCATCATCAACATAACGATCGCCTTGCTTGGCACGTACATTACTCAGATACGTCTGAAGAAGACTAGGTGCTGGGTCCATAATAGAAACCACATAGTCACACTCAATAGCAATACGCTGATCGATAGTGAAGGGGCACCAGGGGCGGTATCTAATCTTTACTTCCTGATCTTCAAAAGTGTCAAGGTCAACTTGGCTTTCAGGCTGCTCAGCAATCTGTACCGTATAGGGAACGGTCAGAATATAAGCCTTACGTTCACCAGTTTCCGTATCTACTGCTTCTTGAACATCAGCAATAACATGTTCACCTACTTTGGTGAGGATAAGTTTAATGCGTTCTGCTTCAACCATGATTAACTACAAGTCCATACAAATTATAAGGGGCGGCTTGGTCTTTGTCAAGCCGCCCCCGTGCGCCGACGATATTTGGGCAGAATTATTTAGTTGATTTCATACACCTTTAGTGCCTGATGTTCTGGAATGATCTTCTTGAGGGGGATTATAAGGAGACCATCCTTAAAGGTCACATCTCCTACCTCAACATCATCAGCCAAGTTGAATCCTCTAGCGAAGGTTCTCGTCGCCACACCACGATGCATGTACTCTTCTTCCATGGTGTCCTTCGCTGCCTTGGACCGAATGAGAAGAACGTTTGTCTCTGTGCTTACCTCAATGTCGTTCTTATCCCATCCAGCAAGTGCTACTTCAATACGCCACTTGACATTGGATTCCTTCACAATGTTATATGGTGGGTATTGTCCGCCAGGTTGGTGGTATCCATATGAATGTAGTCTATGGATGATGTCATCCATTCCTACGCTGTATTTGTTTACAGCATCAAAAAATTTGTCAGCATCTTTCGATGTCCACTTAGACAGTCCAGTCATTTTTAGCTCTCCTGAAAGCGAGATTGCGTTGTGTGGTCCCCGAAGGCAACCGTAATTATATAGTCAAAACTTATAAAAAAAGAGGATCGGATAACCGATCCCCCAAGGTAGCGTTTTCCGTATGTGTAGCGTGCCGCACGAGAGCGACAGAACTATTTATCAAGCAGAAGTTGCTTCTACAGAATTTGTTTTCTTTTTGCCAATATTATATTTTGATTCCAACGTCCAACCATTCTTATCTTTGTAAGAAAGAACTTTGATCTGGCTCAAAGGTGCCACGTCTACTACATCAGCAGCGTTGACAATACCAACTAGACCCCAGTCAGACAGGAGTTGAATGATTCTATTACGGCGTTGTACATCATTAAGAGAAAGGTTTGCTTTCTTACCATCAAGGGCAAACAGTTCCTTAAAGTGAACAATGTAATACCTACCTTGCTTGTGAAGGATGTGGCAGGATTGGTAGAGTTTCTTTTCCTTACGGGATGCTACTCCGATCCTCGTAAGTGTTTCTCGCACC